AATCCAATATTATATGGAACAGGCATAAAAACTTTTTTTATTTTTCCACCATCATCACATGCTTTAAATGTTTGAGTTACACTTGTTTTCCTTGTTGGGTCGTATTGAATAGAAGTCATCTCAAATGACATTCTTGGTAACGAAATTTGTGTTGCTTTATTTAATTCTGGTTGCTGTTGAATTCTCGCAAGAAATTTTTGTCTTGGACCATAAGCAATAGGAACCCTCATATCACTAACGTTATTTCCACTCTGATCAGTGTGACGAATATGAATTTGATTAAAAAGTGTACCGAAAGCAATTATGGTCTTTCTTATAATTTCGTGATAATAATAGGTTCCTAACATTAGTAATTACCAAAAGGATTTGATTCTGAAAAATCTACAATGAGATCTGCTTCTTCTTCAATCTCATCATTTTGACTATATTTATCATATGTATCCATTCTTTCAAAACCTTGAACAGTGTAAAGAGCTCCCGATTCTGTTCCAATGATCGTTTCACCTGGTATAAATGTAAGTTGTGTCGCACCAATTCCAACATTTGAAATTTTAAGAATATTAGTATCTTTGTTCCAACTTTTAACTCTTGCTCTAATTTGTGATCTAGAACCTCTTATAACCTCATTAAACAGATAAGTTCCAAATCCAGTAAGTGTTTCTGGATTTGCAATAGTTATTGTTGGTGCTGAAGTATATCCAAAACCAGGATTAGAAACATATATTGCTCTTACAACGTTTGAACTACCAACTATACCCATGGAAGCAATACCAACAGCAGTTTGTCCCACTCCACTGATCGCTAATTGACCAGGTGCGGAGACTGTAACAACTGGTGCAGTTCCATATCCAACACCTGAATCATTTATAGTAAATCTTATAACACCATTATAAGTTGTTTCTATTGAACATGTTGCAGCAGCACCTGCCCCTCCTCCACCAGAAATCGTTATGGTTGGTGGAACAGTATAACCTGCACCAGCATTTGTCAAGTAAATTCTCTCAACAGATCTAACTCCACCTCTAACTGTCGTAATAGCAACTGCCGTTGCATTATCCCCAGATAATCCTGTTGGTGAACTACTTATTGCAACTATTGGTGAGGAAGTATATCCATAACCATCATTATTTAAGAAAATTTGTTTAATATAACCCGAACCAACTGAACCAAGTATTGATCCTGATGCTGTTGCTGTTCTACCAACTCCAATCAATTTTAAAGTTGTAATATAACCTTCTTCCTGAACTTGGGTATCAATTTCATCGATAGAGGTATCAATAATCTCGTCTTCATATTCAAAGAGTTCACATTTTAATTCATAAACATAATTCTTACCTAATTGGTAAAAAGGTTGTTCATGTTCTACAAATTTAACTTCAAAAAGTCTTTGACCAAGAGGAAAATAAATTAAATCTCCTTCTCTTGGTCTAGTGCTTAAAATAACTTCACCTTCACCACTACCATCATCCAATGCACCTAGAAATGGTGCAATAAAATCTTCAAATCTTTCCTTTGAGATTGTAATTAATAATTCATCCCTCAAACTCATTCCAAACTTTGTTAAAATATCTCCTGCCCCAGAATACCCATCATATGAGTTTACATATGCTTCAATTGCAAAGTTATCATCAAATCTAGAAGTTTGTACTTCTTCTATGATAGTTTTTCTATTAACAAATTTTCTTGGAATATAAACAACCTCAATTCCATGCATTCTAAGATGTTCATTTACCAAATCCTGAATAAGTCTTTGTTCAGAAGATGTTCCCTGTAAAAAGAAAGGATTAAGTGCCATTATCCAATAAAGTCGTATGGTGGAAGTTCATAATCCATTGACATTCTCTTGGTTATTTCATCAATTTCTCTTTCAGCATCTTCATAGATTTCTCTACCATTAAATTCCAGTCCACCTGGCAATTTAACTCCTCTAAACTTGATTAAGTTTTGACCCCACTGCCTCTTAATTAATGCAGTTAAATATCTTTTTACAAAACTATCATTATAGACTTTTGTAAAATCATTTGGATTTAAAATTCTATAACAATCCAAGACAAGAAAGTTTCCGGCAGATTGTGCTCCCCATTCAATATCCAAATATAATCTATTTTGTCTTTTATTAAATCTTAACTGTTTATCTGTTGTAAGTAAAAAATCAATATCTGATAGATATGATTTAACCATGGAATATTGTAAAAGCTCAACCGAGTTAAAATAATATAAGTCATTTAAAAATAACTGATATTTGATACTAAACATTCCACCAGAGATGGAACTAGTATCAAACTTAAATACATTTTCAATACCAATTACTGAATCTGGAACTTGAATATAATTTGAAGACTCATACCAATTATATGTTATTCCAGTTGTCGATGTTGCTGTTGATGTTGTAATTCCAGGTCCTCTTGGTGTCTTTGAAGTTGCTTTACCCCTATCAATATCATCTTGTGTTATTTGATACTTTAAATACATTCTTTCAACACCATCAAAATGGCGCTCATTGAAGTATTGAAGGGCATCGTCGACTAGATCATCAATTTGATCATCATCAACATTAATTTCCAGCACAGGCGCTCCTAGACGCCTTAGACAGTAATCAATAAGTTCTTGCCTACTTGCTGGTTTTGCCATTTTTCTCTTTACTCTTCAGATTCTTTGGATTTCTTCAACTCATCATACTTATTTTGAAGTTCAAGATTTGCTGCTAAAAGTTCATTTTTTTCTTGAGCAAAATCATCAGATAAAGTTTGGAGTTTTGCTTCTAACAAAACATTTTGATTTGTTAGTGTGGATAATTTTTGATTATACAAACGCACTAAAACATTAATATCAACTTCACTATCTCTTGTCATGAATCAAAAAGTTCCCCCGTCTAGAGTTGATGTCCAATGTGGCTTATTAGTATATATGGTCGAAACGGTAGAGGGTGTTATGGAGAGATTTTGAATTGCTCCATTATCACCTTCTTTTCTAATATTATAAGTATTAGTAAATGTACCCTCAACACCTATCAGACTTACTGATACTAATGTTCCACCAGTTTCAACAATTCCATATGCATTACTCGTATCCTGGCGAATTAAATCACCTGCTGTAACAGTAATAGAAGATGGTAATGCAAGTGTAATTTTTGTGATAGCAGTTAATACCTGCTTAGATGTGATTACTGGTGATGCTGGATTATTTGTAGATGTTTGAAGTCCGTCAGAATCAAAATATACAACACCGTGAGTATTAAAATCACCTGTTTGGTAATAGATACCCTTAACATCAAGATATCCTCTTGTTCCAGTTACATTTCCAGGAGATGTAATTGTAGAATCTGGAATATAAGTCCATGATCTTGCTGGTGCGGCACTACCAGTATTTGTACCATCAATATAACCAAAAAATCCAGTCTTATTGTTTGCTGTACCTACGCCAGTATTATAATCAAAAGCAACACCACGATCAGTATTAGTATCAAATGCGTGTGTAATTGTTAATTGTGTAGTTGTACTAATTCCAGCAGTTGTGGTTCCTTGAATAGTAATAATTTTTGTGGTACTATTATATGCTGTAATAGTTGTTATACCACTATTTGGTAATGATGCACTACCTTGAATAATATCTCCGGTATTGATGCCAACAACAGAATCAATAGTAATTGTCGAAACACCAGATGCCACTGGCGACATAACAGTTCTAGTGCTTGTTACGTCACCAATAACAATTATTGGATCATTAATTGATAGAACTGTTGAGTTTACTGATGTGGTTGTTCCATCAACGTGCAGATTACCTTTAATAACAACTGTTCCATCACTACTTAATCCATCAGGATATGGATCAATGTATAGGGTATCACCACTACCAGGTAATGTCGATATTACATTATTTTCAATTCTAACAGAGTCAAATATTGATGTTCCACTAATGTTTATTGATCCACCAACATTCAGATTTTTATCAATTCCAACACCACCTTCAACTACAAGAGCACCGGTGTCTTTATTGGTAGATTCAGTTATATCGCCAATGTTAATTGCTACGCCATCGGCAAATGCCCAATCAGCACCTTCTATTTCAAATCTATTATCAGTTGCTTCATCATATCTAAGTTTTACATCTTTATCATTACCAAAACTTAGATAATTATCATCAACAATATTAACTTCACCAGTTCCATTTGGATCTAAAACAATATCACCATCAGTATTAGTTGATAATAATGTATTACCATCAAGACGTAAGTTATCTACGTTCCACTGATCTACTTTTCTATTGCTATCAAGAACAGCAACTATACCACCATCACTATTTCTTGTATTTGAAACACCAGCAATAGTGCCTGGTTGGTGCTCCATCATGGAGGTATAATAATATCCACCTACTGGATTTACATTATTACCATCATCACCAACATAAATTCTATCTTTATATTGATTAAGACCCCCGTAACTTCCAATACCTGTTACATATGCTAATTCACCCCAATTTAGACTAGAAGGTTTGTTAGTACCTGAGGATCTTTTGATCCTAATAATACTTGCCATTTAGAAATTTCCCCCGTTGATGTCTAAATTCTGTGTTGCCCCTGGTGTAAGGGTTAATGTAGCGTCCCATTTTCTAGTGGCACCATTATAAACTAGAACCATACCATCAAGTAGATTTGTGGCATTAACATCACTAAGTTCAGACAAAGAAAGACCTTGAGCACCAGCAAGTGAAGATATAACTTTTACTGCGGGTTGTTGCCCTACTCTGACCTTAATTTCTGCCATTTATAAACAGTTCAGGATCTAAAATATATTTATACTTGATCAAATCCGATAGATTCAAATGAAGTACCAAAAGAAGAAATGACTTCTTGTTGCTTAAAATAAAGTTTTAGATAAGATTTTGCAATGTTTCTTAGAGTATCTAAACATTCGATATTATCAATTTCTGATGCTGCTTTAAAATATTCAAAACTTTTGCTTAGATTCTCTAAATTAATTTTATCAGGATCCATTAATTAACTCCTTTAATAAAAATTTAATTTCTTCAATATCAGATTTAATCTGATCTATTTCATTTTTTTCTTTCTGCTTTTGATCTTTCATTCTCATATAATTATTGTAAGCAGATTTGTCTTTATTAAGTATAGCACCAGTATTTCTATCCCTAAAAAGATTATTATAACCTTCAACAGGAATTAAATCATTAGTATCAGTCATATTAGGCAAGAGCAATACATCTAAAATCTTTAAGTTTTACTGGGGTTGATTCATTTGTTGATGACATTACAATTTTAATTGCAAATCCATCAAATTGTTCTAGATTATTTGCAGTAAATTGGTACTCTGAATAAGATATTGCATCATTAGGTGATACAAAAGCATCTGCCCTTCCACTATTATTGTTCAAATTGATAACTTGATCACCAAATCCATCACCATCAGTATCAATTAAGTTGTCATATCCAGGGAATGGTACATAGCTTTGAGGAATATCACTAGAATCTGCCTTAAATAATCTATAGAAGACTCTAAAATCAGCACTTTCTTGTCTATTTGCTGCAACAAGAACTCTCAAACTAGTTGCTGGTTGAGCAAGAGAAATTATCTGAGTAACAAATACAGATCCATGGGGATCGTTATTAATTTGATTAGATCTAGAATCATCCACATAATTAGAAATTGGACTATTAGACCTATTTCTACCAAGAATAAAAGTAGAATTTTGAATATCCATCACCGGTGATAGATTTTCGTCCTCAGTTTTGAAGTCAACTTTCAAAGTTAAAGATTTATTTGATGGTAATGTTGTTAATCTTGTAGTCTCATTAATCTTAGATGCAACCATTCTTGGTGTTGGATAGTGAACTACAGTATTCAAAGGAACAGGGTCGTATCCTTGATCCAGGAATGAAACTTCTGATCCACCAGCACTCGTTCCAGAAATAGTTCTAAGTTGTGCAGATGCTGATGTTCCTTTACCCGGAGTAATTATATTGAACATTGGTTGAATAGAACTAAATTGATAGTTCTGAGAAACACTAACAGTATCTCCACCAAATCCTTTCTGAGATGCAAAATTAATCATTGAACCCCCACTAGATCTATTTGTTGGGGATGATCTATCAAACTCTAAGAAGTAGTTATCTAGATTTGAATTTTCTGAAGTATAATAAGATGAAGGTATGTCGTGAGTTTTGTTAATTCTCATTAAAGAAACACCATTCACTTCATAGGGTTGTATAAATTCATCGGCATCGTGTTGAGTTTTAACTGTATTGTTTAAAGATCTTCCATCAATTGAAAGAGTTCCTGCGTTACCGGAAACTCTGGTTATATTACTATAAGATACAACCTCATTCTGTATCAACGCATATCCACGACTTGTTGTTATTCCTTCAAATGTTGAGAATATAGTTGTATTTGCAACAGATACGACAGTATCATTTAAACCAAATGGTGCAGTAAGTGTTGTTGTTTCTCTATCTGGAGAAACATTATTAACTTCAATCTTATTATTGCCCCCATGGTGTGCATGATTATACTGCTTAACTCTAAAAACATTTCCAGAGTATTCGTTAGAAATGAGAGATGATGAAGATACAGTTGCAGTAGCAGTAGTCCTTGATGATTCTGAATTAGGATTTGTATAATAAACAAGAGTCGCACTGTTTGTAAAGTTTTCACCTTGAACATTAGTAAGATAAATTGAATCAGCAGCTCCGCGTGTTTTGACTCCAATTCTGGCACCACTACCACCACCAACGCTTGTTGAGGTAATTCCTAGTATTTCGCCAGTTACATATCCATTTCCTACTGAAGTAATATTAACACCAGAAACGATAGAACCAGAGATAGTGATTGTTGCCTGAGCACCAGATCCTTTTCCAGTAATTGAATATAATGGAACTGATGTATACGTTCCATTTGAATAACCAGCTCCAACAGCAACAATACCAACAGAACCAGTTCCTGTTGCAGAAATTGGTCCACCAAGATTTTCAACAATACCAGTAATACTTGGACTGGATCCCTCACCAATTTTAGTACCTGGAACAACAACAGGGTTTAAAGTTCCTGAGATTGATACTTTTAATTTTCTTGGTAAACCTTCAACTGGATTGCTTTCAAGTGTCTGAACATTTGTTCCACCAGGTGTAAGATCTGTATTATAGAATGTTAGGGTTCCAGATGGAACAAATTTAGCTTTATAAAGTTTAAATGTAAGATCTTGATACTGGCTAGCAGTCCAAATAGTTCCATTTTGAGATTTGAATAAACTTCCACCAATATACTGTTTAGTAACAATTACATTCTGAGAATCTGGGAGATTTTGTGTTTTAACAGTTTTCTTGCCCATTGTGGCAGTCCACATTTCATATGCATCAGATGCTGGTGAAAGAATTACGATTGCATATTCTCTACCTGCTTCTAAGAATACAGGAGATGGGAAACGAACTCTAGTTGGGACTGGTTCTGGAATAGTAGGTTTGGCATATACTCCCCAACTAGTGTCCATCAAAATCTCTTTCATTTTTGTTCCAATATTACCAGTATATACATTTTCTAAGAAATATCTGATATCGGCATCAGAGAAACCTTGTGATTTTGCATATGGATAGTCAACTTCATAACCAAATTGACCTGGTGTAGCGCCACTTGCAGCATCATCAAATCCTGCCATACTCTTAACGCCAAATGTTGTCTCAGCAATGTTTATTTGATCAGGATTTAATGCAACTTGTGTATAATCTTGAACAAGGAATGAAGTTGGAGTTCCTAGTTCAACAGTTCTAAGTTCTACATAAATCTTTGCTTGAGGATCTTTCGCTGCAAAATATAAATCAAATGATGTTAAAAATACTCCTTTACCATCAACAGTAAATGATTGTGCAAGAGGATCTCTATGAACTGCTTTTGTTTGAACTTGAATGTCTGTTGGTTTAGCTACTGGTGGGGGTGGATTTCTAACGGAAACTCTACTTGTCTCTTGAGTTAAGATAGTTCCAGATCCACTATATGTTCCTAGTGCTTCACTAGCAAATACCGTAGATCCTGGTAAAGGCGTAACTCCTGGTGGTACTGCGGTAACTTTTACAGTTTTTGTTCCGCTTCTGACTTTGGATAGTGGTGGTGGATTTGAATTTGGATCTCTAAAGAAGAAGTTTCCAATAACATCACCCCAATTATCTGTTACTAATTCTGCTCTTTTAATTTTTGCAATAGCACCACTGGTTTCTCCAACAATAATCGAACCATTTTCTACATATCCATAATATCTTTCCTCGTTTGCGAGAGCTCTAACACCAAAGTTAATTAATTTTGATGTTGCAGAATAAGAATCACCAGGAGCTGGCCTTGTTTTATCATATGGATCAACTGTATATGTTTCAACGAGTACGTCTGGTGCTCCCAACCCAGCTCCAATATCTGGTCTAGAAGTATCTCCAAACTTATGATTTGGTTTTTGGATTCTAATATATCCTATCTGCTTACCACCAGCATAACGCTTATAAATTCGAGCATTTTCAAATACTTGGAAAGTTCCAGATTGCATTTCAATTTCACAAAGTTTTGGAATAATATCAACTTGTTGACTATCCAAATAATGATAATGTTTTGTGAATGGTCTTAATCCATTTGCTGCAAAATATACATTTCTCGAACGCATAAATGGATCTACATCACCACTAATTTTCACATCTTCTACATAATTAAATTCCCTAGAAGGACCAGTTAATTTTGGTGTATATTGAGTAGTTGTAGTAGTAGTTGTTGTAACTAAAGAACCTCTTTTAATGATCCTGGTTCCATCAGCATTAGGATGAGGTCCATTAAATTCAGTTACATTTTCATTAACAAAAGTATTTGCCTCTTGTACCCAATTTGCTCCAGTAGATTCGGTTCTGTGCTCATCAATATAAATTGTTCTAACCCAATTATCAGATGCTGGATCTAATACTACTCCCCCGACAAAAACTATTACGTTAAATGGGTTAACATTTTCAACATTAGTCGCATGTGGTTGCTCAATCCAATCAACTTCAGTATATGCTAATGTTAACAAATCACCAGTTTTTTGAATATTTGGATCTAATAATTTTAAGTTCTGTGTTATATCAGTTGTCGAACGATCAATACCAGGATCTAATGCTAATTCAGCAGGAATTGACCAAAAATCAACAGGAGTAATTCCAGTTGGATCAGATTTACTGATATCAATGGTCGTATATCTCATATCAGCAAGAGATTTGTCTTTAAAACTAGTAACAACAAATCCTGATTTAAATCTATTGAGACCATTTGCATCAGTAACTTCAAGAGTTTGTGCTTTAAGTTCGAGCATACTCAAACTTGTAATATCTTCTAAATTCTCAATTCTTTGCTCAAGTTTTCCAATATCTCTCATAGTAAATCTTCTATTATCTCTCAATAAGATTTTTGGATCTTTTTGAGGATTATAAAGATATGCTGGATAACTAATTTGAGCCAACTCCATTGCATCATCTGCAAGAAATGGAGCACGTGGAGTGTCGCTAGGTTCACCTTGAACAATTTCAACTTCGCCAAGACGATTAACTGTTACTAAATCAACTCTTGGCAAATAATAACTATATCCAATAAATGAGGTTTCATCAGGAGAAATTGCATACCTAAAAGTGCTTTCATAAGATCTTGAACTAAATGCAAATGGTGATGCATTTGTTGTTGAAGGATCAAATTCTTGAACTCTTGGTCTAAAATCAAGAACATCAGATGCACGAATTTGATCAGGAATTATGGGAATATCATTCAAATATCTATCCTGAGTATATGAATTTACAGTAAATAAATCTCCACTATTTCCCGATGCTACTTTATAGTAATCAAAGATAATTAATAATTGGCGAGATGGGATAGAACTTCCTACCTTTCTCCTTATTCTAGAATAATCACAATATTGACTCTTATGAGATTTATCCAATGTATAGTCATTAGTCTTATTAATATAACTACCTGGGGTTATTTGCTGTATAACCGCACTGATAGAAGATTCTTTAAATATGACAGTTTCGCCAACTTCAAACTTATTTTCATTTAAAGGTACAAATTCTATTGTTGCTGCTGCCTTATTGACAATTTGTGCAACTGCTCTACTAGTTTGTCCCATCAATTGTTCACCAGTAATTGCATTAGAATCTAATGCTAATCCAGTAGCAAAAGTTAATTTATCTAAAACAGGAGTTGATGTGTCTGTGGACTCATATACTGCACGAACATTAACAACATCAGGAACGTTTAAAGATATTTCATTATCTTCTACTCTTAGACCATAATACTTACTTGTACTAAGACCAGTGGCAGATGATCCTGTTTGTGTGGAAATTCCACTAGTTCTAATAACTGATAGTTGTCTACTTCTTATAAATTCTTTTGATTTATTTGTAACCTGTCTTTTCTTCAATGTAGCAATTACAGTTATATTTGACTGATTTATTCTTAAACCTGTAAAAGTAATTGAATTGCCATTAGATCCAAGTGTGAATTTACCTGAATTTAATTCATCTGTAGTTCCATCACTATAATGAACTGAATATCTTTCAGCATCAAAAGATTCAAAAAATGCACTAGTAATTCCAGATGTAGAATCTAAAGCATCAGATGCTGTAATTGTTAAGGAACCAAATGCATTTGTTGATCTGCCAGTAATTTGTTTTGTAATTGTAAGTTCAGATTGTGATAAATCAACAGATGCAATATTTTCTTTTGGGAGAATTGTATATAATCCTGATGAATCAAGATTTGTTATCTTTGGTTCCATCAAGGAAAATACTGAATCTCCATTATCTACGGATGCCCGTGCAACGGAAGTGACAGCAACACCAGCGGATGCAAGTGATATATTAGTTCCATCAGGAGCAATTGTCGTAATTCTGTTGTAATTTGGATCACTTTGGTTACTAAATTGATATTTAATTATTGCTTCCGTTTTAATGCCTGTTGTACCACTGAAAAATCTCCCAGCAACTCTGCCAGTAGTTCCACTACTTATTGTTAGTTTATCAGTGATAGAAAAATTAGGAGGAGTTCTTTCATATAGAACAGTGTCAGCAAAAAAGTCTGCTTGTAAAGAACTATTCAAAGCAGTCGAATCTTGATAGACTGATTTTATATCCTCCGTTGTGTATGCATTAAGTGCTTGAATACCAATTTTAAGTTCTGGATTTTCATTTATAATAACTTGTTCACCAACCAAAAATGTTCCAGAAGTTTGTGACAAACTATATGCAGAACTATTTGGTTTTGCTGCAAGATAACCAGTAGCGCCACTGGACAAACCTCTAATAAATGAAGAAAGTGGAACTTCTGTTGTAGTATATTCTTTTGCTAGATAAAGAGTCGTATAAGTTTGAACATCAAACAAATACAAGTCCCAAGTTGTGCTATCTCCGGTATATTGGGCATCAGATACGCCATACCAATAAACTCTCGCCTCTCCAATCTTGGTTCCACCACCACCAGCAGTTCCTGGACCATCTCCAGAAGCATCTCTTCTCCTATTATAAAGTTCTATAATATTTGCCTGTGTTGTTTGAGCACCACTCTGTGATGCACCAATATTTAAATATGGAACTCCATGAACATTATTAACTTTTAAAAGACTTCCTGTCGCAAAAGGAACTAAAGCACTATCAACTTTTTTGGTTGTTCTTGGTTTTGGAGCATCGACAACTGCTCCGCCAACTAAATCAATATCAAATCCTTTAACATACGCAGTTCCAGCAGATACTTTTACTGACAATAAATCATCAGAAGGAATATTTCCTTGTTCTGTTTTTTCTCCTTCAAGATAAAGACCTCCATTACCAATTTCATCATTCAATGAATTAGCAACAGATATTGTAAATGGATTTACTGCATAATTTCCAGACTCTTCAAAAGTTCTTTTTGCAAAATAATCCTTAATTACGCTATAATCTGACTTATTTTGTAGTTTTTTAATTTGACCTTTGTCAATCTTAACTAATTCTACAAAATTTGTATCATTAAAATCTGTTAATTGTTTTTTGGATAATTTGACACTTATTTTTAATCTGTCTGCACCTGGTGCAGCATAATTAGTAAATCCTTTTGCATTATCATTTAAATCTACATCATCATCAGAAGTAACAATTTCTTCAAGAATGTCAAAACCAACTCTATATGAAGGTTCATTATTATATGGATCTAAAATAATTTGCGTATTAGGAACATCAAGAAAAATACCCCTAATAAAATATACACCCTGCGAAACACCAACTGCATATCCAGTTGCAGTTGAATTTGTTGATACCAATGTTAATACAGAATCTCCACTGTTAAGTGCAGTATTTCCATAGGTAATATTTTCTTCTAGTATTAAAACCTCTCCATCTAAGAATTCTATACCTTCACCATCATCTGCACCATCACGATACTTAACAAATAAAGTTATTTGCTCAACTCCTTCTTCTGGGGGTAAAAGATATCCCTTAATAGTACCAACAACACCTGAAGTTTGACCTCTTACCTTTGTTCCTCTACCAGTGTTGGCATTTTTTAATGCATCAAGATAGACTGTAACATCGATGCCCAAGTGATCATTATTTACTTTTATTGTTGTAAATGCATTGTCACAAGTAACTCCCCCAGGAATTACCATAGAACCTTCTTTAAAAATATGACTTCCAAAAGATTCTACTTGATTTTGTAAAATAGACTGTAATCCTGTTAACTCTCTTGCCTGAACAGGATATCCAGGTTTAAAAAGAACTCTATAATAATTGTCTGCCTTATCAAAATCATCATAATAAGGACTTACATTGAGATTAGTCTTTTGTGGCATTTTTTAAAATTCCAGTACTATTTTGATGTCTTCTTTTTGACGGGCACTCCTACTAATTGTAGGTCTATTGTCGAGGTAGATTATATCTCCCGATCCTTTATTTATTTCAGGAGTTGCTAACCCAGAAGTAAAGTTAACACCCAAATTAATTAATTTTGATCCTGTTGGATTTGTTGAAATTCCAGAAAATCCAGTAAATATTGAAGCAGAAAATCCTGAGGATTTTCCAATAACTTGATTAGCAGAAGATTCGAACGGATAAAGTCTACCATTTGTAGAAATGCCAACATAATCTTGTTGATCAAGTGTTGTTTGATTGTAATATAAAGAACGATCCACAAAATATTTTAAAACTTTTGTCTCACTGTCCCAAGAAGCTACATATCCAATCGCTTTGGATGATCCACTAGAAACTATCTGCTCAATTTTTTCTCCTACCGTTGGGGTGCCGGTAATAGATGAAAATAACATTGAGTATAAACCAGTAAAAGTATTGTCAGTATATACTGTCGAAGATCCAAATGCTGTTGGATTTTTTATAATACAAACCTGAGCAAAACTAGTATCTACTGGAAAATCTTTTGTAGAATCATCAAATCTAGCATAAACTAAAACTTTATCTGTTCCAAGTTCTGTATAGATATCATAACCATGTCCTCTTGAAGGTGGAATAATAGGAACTAATTTTGCACTAGTTCCAGTAGAATTTAAATTAATTGATCCTAAATCAACCAATCCATAACTATAATTTTTTCCTCCCGAAGTAACAATTGTATTAGTTACTTTTCCACCTTCAACATCAACCCTAACTCTACCACCGCTTCCATCACCAAGTATATTAAATTCTTGCCCTAATCCATTTGAGTAATTTGCTCCTGCCTTCTCAATATATACTGTTTTAATCTGGTTATTATTTACTGTGGAATCTGCTGACTCTCTAACTGCTAATATTTGAGAATCATTAGATGTTAACCAACCATTTGGAACAGTTATATACTCTGTAGAATCAAATTTAACAATATCGCTAGGTGAAACAGTAAAAAGATATTTCCAAATATATCCATCACCACTATCACCTGCCCTTGATGGTTCTAAATCTGTAAATGTTGGTTCGTCCTGAGATACATTACCTTTTACATTTGTACCATTTGACCCATTTTCAATACAAACATAAACTCTATAATCACTATTCATTACATAGTAATTTGCATCATATAGTCTAGATGAATTAGTTAATGGACTTGGATTGAGAATACTATAATCATTTCTATACATTTCATATCTATTTCCTGCCGTCCAATCTATTCTTCTAATTATCCTTCTAATATTTGCAGAGGTTATTCTTTTACCATATAAAATAGTATCACCATAATGATCCACATATGAAAAATTATCTACTGGTGCTGGTGGATTAGTGTTCCAATTTGTGGATCTTCCAAATCCAACTGCAGTTGGATTTGGTAACCCAACTGCAATATAATATGAATTATTTGTAGATTCGACAGAATCTACAAAATTACTAGCATTCAAAATCCTAAATTGATCAGTAACAAGTGCTGACATTGTTAAACGTTTTTTATGTATTTATACCTTGTGTTTATAAGTTAGAAAGTTTCCTAATAGCACCACTATTTCTTAATCCAAATGTTCTCCTTTGTATAGTTGGGAATGTTGATAATCCAGAGTCAACAATTAAACCAGTAACTCCAATAGAAATCGGATTGGTTCTAGAAGAGAAATTATATAATCTACCCCAAGAAATATTTCCTAATGGTAGTGTAAGAGATCCTGTGGTAGCAATTCCGATAACGTTGCTATTTGATTTAATATTACATATTATTTCTGCATCTGGTCCGAAATTAGTTTTTGAATTAACAATATAAACATTATCTAAGAAACTAGTTCCTATTCCAACTACAGAAGAATCGTTACTATTAACAGAGGTAACTCCATTTCCAACAGTTGTGTTGTATACAAATATTGGATATCCTGCTTGCAAATCATTTGCATCTGAAGCATTTGCTCTAAAATTAATTTTTAGTGCTAATGGATGTCCGCCAGTTCCAGTAGTAGTGCTAATGCCAGTAATAATACCACTAAAACCTTGTATATTTGCAATTCCTGTAATTTTTTCACTTGTTACTGGTGGAACCTCAATAATAAGATTTGGTGCCACAGTGTATCCAAATCCAGGATTTGTAATGGATACTGAAACTATCTGACTTCCAGAAACATTAGCAATAGCAGTTGCGGTTATTCCAATACCAATACCCACACCCAATCCAACAGTTTCTAAACTGAATGTTCCAACACCAACTCTAGGATTAGAAATTTTAATAGGAACACTTGTCGAATATCCAAATCCTGGATTTGTTATAGTAATTGCAGAAATAGTTCCTGCTGCCGAAACTGTTGCAGTAAATGCAGCAGCAACCGTATCTGTTCCTTGAACTATTAGACCATCAACAGAAGTTATTGTAATTCCATAATTATTTTCTTCATAATTAAAGAATTGAGCATTATCCACAAAAATATTTGAAGAACTTGCTGTAACATCTCCTATTATTTTTGCAGTTGGATAAACAAATGGTTCAAGAGAGTCGCGTGTTTTATAAACAACATCTCCTTTAATGTACTTATCTGTTTTTTGTTTGATCCATTCTATTGGGCGGTAATTTGTATCATTAATTGAAGTTCCAACATAAAGATCTGTTTCAACAGTATCAGAACCACTAATATCAACAATAGTTCTATCTCTATCTTGATCGGTTATTAATGGATAAAATGGATTTTTTCTAACAAATACATCATCACCAATTTTTATTGTTTCATTAACATCAATTATTGAAATATCAACTCCATTTTGACCAATGTAGAAAAAGATATCAACTTTATCGGATGATTTTGGTGCCTCAGTAAATTCAAATGATGTTCCACCAAAAAATCTGTAAGCATATGTTGGTTCTTGTATTACTCCATTTACAAAGATTAGAAGAACAGCATCAAGATTAATTGCTCCAGAAAGAGGATTATTTGGATCAACTTCAAAACTTAATAACTGTCCATTGTAATAAAGTGGGAATCTTGTTCTACTTCCATTTTGTAATGTAGAAATGCTATCAATGTAATTCATTTCCCCAAAAGACCAGGAAGAGAAAAAGTCCTGGAATGTTTCAACAACTTCAAGTTGGAACTCTTCTAATGGTTGAACGTAATCTTTTGCAGTAACAAGTCCAACAGGTTTAAATATATCTCCAACTTGGAATGCGTAACCTGGTCTTGAAATTTGGAAAGATTCGACAAGAAATAGTGTTGAACCAATTCCAACAGTTGATGGAGAAGGACCAATTTTAATATTCATCAACAAATTAGAACCAGTTGCAGTTGTTGATCCAACACCAACTCTGGAAACTCCAATAACTGGAAGATTTTCATAAATTGGTTCTGGTATTTTAATATATGGTTCAACGTATCCAGATCCTCCACTAATAACATTGAATGCTAATGTACCACCAGCACCAACTGTTGCTGTAATAGTTGCTCCTGCACCTGTATGATTAGGGTCAGTAACACCTATTGAAACAGGATCTCTATATCCAGAACCATAATTTAAATCATACCAAGGGAAAACAGTACCAAATCCAATATAGGAATGTGGTAAAGTGCTAGTTCCTACATTTGCGGTAAATGAATTAGAGGAAATAATATTAACAATATCATAAGAATAATCCAATCCTCGTGATGGGAAGTAAGATACAATACCTGCACCTGATGGGCAAGTAAATCCTAAACCAACCAATTTAATTCTATCACCACCAACAAAATTGTGATTTGATGTAGTTGTTATTTCTATAATACCAGTTTCATTATTATAAGATGCAGTGCTAATTGATTGTCCAGGACCAGTATGAGAAATTCCCGTTATACTGGTAATAGTTCCTGATCCATTTAATACAGCTCTTACTTTTGCACCGACTAGTGGAGCATATCCTAATCCTGGAGTTGATCCCAGTGAAACAATTAGACCTCCTCTTGGAAGTTGATTTTGGTTAATGTCGAAATCAGATTTAATATATGTTCCATCTGTTGAAGTGATACCTGTAAATACAACACTGGAGATACCAGCAACGTTGTCATTTGCAAATTCATAGTTGTTCCCAGCATTATTAATGGTTGTTGGAGTTTGGAATACACCATTAATAAACAATATACCATTGCCAATAGAAACACCAGTTGTGTTAATTCCTTCAACAGTCATAGTGTATGTTTTTCCAATTCCAGTGAATTGATCTGAAACATCATCAAATATCATATTTGTGTCATAGTTTGATCTTAGGAACGTTCTTCCTGCATATTGAGCCCTTACATAAGGAAGATTACTTGCATCTCTTCTTGCTCTTGTATTTCCTTTGGGTGGATCCACAAACCAAATTTCATTTCCAACTATATTGAATGAACCTCTATAAACCTGAACGGTTGCACCATCAGTATGTGTGGTAGCAGTACTGCCAACAGATGCTCTTACAACAGAAACTGTTGGGAAAGTTGAAATTCCAGAAGAATTAATAATACCTGTAATTTTCCCTCCTGTATTTGAACTTACACCAACTTCAATAACTTTCATATATTCTTCATCAATTTTTAGAATATCTCTTGGTTGTATTGAGGAAATACCACTAAGGTTGAAAGTAGAAATTCCAGCACTAATTCCACCACTGTTATAATCTAAACGATGTGATATTGGAGTAAACGTAATGGGTTGCTGTACAATACCATCAAGAGAAATGACACTCTTTGAGAGTTTTTTAGTCATTTCCAATTCATGAGCATTGCCGAGACCAACATCAGTAAATGTTACGCCAATACCTAAAGATGCATAAGATTTTCTAGTTGCCAACTTAAATGTATCTGGTGTAAGTGCAATAGGATACACTTTTTCTGGTAATCTATTAGTAACAATACCAAGATAATTTGATGTTGCACCAATTCCCATTGCACTTTGACCAACACCAATAAAAGATGATTTGGGACTATAAATTAATTCTTCTCCTGTATTAAAGAAGTGATTTCTAATGGTGAATACACCAGTAGATAGGTTAAGTGTAGTAAAATCTGATGGATCAAATACCTTTTTATAAATGGGAATCTCTTCATGTTTTAAGGTAAAGTTGACTTTATTTGCTCTTGTACCATTAATGCCATCATATGCGGATAAAAATAGACTTTGAGTCGTATTTCCATACTTTAATGAAGGTGGTTCATTATCAAAATCACTATACGTATAAAGGACTTCATTAAATCCTTGAATATTTGTATTGGAACTTGAAGAATCTGGGTAGAAATTTAAGAAGAATTTATTTCCAGAAATTTCTCCTCCAAAAGTTCCAAGTCCTGTTACATTATTTGTCGGTGAAAAAGGACCAGGAACAACAGTTATATTTTCAGTATCGTTTAAAACTGAAACCTGATGAATTGCAGAACTGTTTCCAGAAGAAACTCTTACAATAGATGAAACAGATGATATTAAATCTAAATCAAATGTTCCTACTTTAATAGAAGTAGTGCCAAAACCAACGGTTGATTCTAACTTGGCAGTTCTCTCTGCTCCAATTGGTTGTCCAGGTAAAGAAAATCTATAAGTCCCAATACCAGAACTAGTTGCAGCAAACCCTACAATATTAGATCTAACATCTAGAAGGTTAACTTCATCATTTTGAACTCTAAATGATACAATTCCCGCATTAGGATCGTAGATTGCTGTTACAATGCCAATAGAAGATAGACTATATGATTGAGTTCTAGTGTCAAAGTAATACTCACTTAGATACGTATTTGATCCATCAAAATCTAATGCAGCTTCAATATAATTTACTTCTTTGCTTAGAGTATTTGTAACTTCAATATTTGCAAATAAACCGTTAAAGTTAGTATCTGAGAACTGTGCAATAGTTCTTATACTATTTGCTGTTCCCACACTGGAAATTCCAATGATAGTAGATCCTATTAAATTAATAGAACCGAATGTATTAGTTCCAATTCCCGACCCTACTTCTGGAGATGCAAAAGTTTTCTTCAAAATTTTAATGTCATGATCTCTATCAAATCTGTCTGTTGGTGTAAATATTAGAGTTTTTCTTCCAGCATCATCAACATTTGCACTAAACTCCCCAAGCAATTCATTACTATATGTCGTATATTTTTCAAATAAGATAGAGTCTAATGTTGTTGTTTGTAGTACAAGTTCGGTTATTTGTGAATCATATGTATCAGGATCCACAATCTGAATTGTATATCTTACATGAGAATCAATAGTATCAATTTCTTCAATTTCTACAAATGGATCTTCAAACCCTCTGCTTGAAAATCTTGAACTAATATCATCATGAATTAAAACTCTATTAGTCCTACATTCAGTATAATCAGTTAATTTTCTATTTTGTATTTTTAAGTACTTGGATTGATCTGGATTTGTTCTGATGTCATAGTCAATAACATTATCAAAATTATTAATAACATCTACTCTTTTTTCTTCAATAACGTCTAAAACAGCTATGCTATTTGTTGTTCCAGAAAGTCCAACAGAAGCTCTTGTTGATGATATGATGCCAACATCTGCGAAATTTTTCAATCCAGCTGGGTGAATAATACTATTAACAGGAGAAACAAATTTATCCCAAGTTATTGGACTCTTAATAGAATAAGAAAGATTTTGATAATAATCATTATCAGGAGTAACCTGATAATCTTCGCTTAATTTTCCAATATCATTTCTCCACCCAATGTTTTGTTTAGATGAATAGTCAATTTTAAATTTAGATTTATTTTGATTAACAGAACTTACATCTGATATTGCACCACTTACTTTTCCTTTAATTTGATCACCCTTTTTAAGTGCGTAAGACCCATTAACCTTAATATATTCATCTCTTATAGAGGATACATATAGATCTCTCTCAATAAATCCTGTACCAGTATTAACAAACAATTGCTCGTTTAATGCAAATGCTGCTCTCTTTTTAATTACATTAATTTCTGGATAATGTTTCTTATTAATAATAGTTGCATATCCAGATTGGAAAGTTTTTGCAATTCCTGGATTTGTTGACAATCCAACACCTAGTTCATCTACAACCGCAAAAGTTAAGACTGCTGGATTAGAATTAACATAAGACTGTACTTTGAAAAATCTATAATCATAATTTTTAGAATTATATCCTGTTCCATTATCAATTAAATCAATACCTTCAACAAAAATTTCATCACCATCTGCAAATAATGGTGCAGTAAATCCTAAAATTGGTGTCGATAATGTGCAAGTTGCAACACCAGTGTTTCCAGTAACTATTGAACTAATTCCAGCTCCATTAGAATTATTAATTGCAATAACTTTATGTTGATCAGATTTTAATCCATATATTGGTGCTATTTGATTTACTTCCGAAATTGCACCACTTGGAGTAATTGCAATTAAAGAAGAACTATCAATAACTGTTTTTGTTTTATCGTTCCAAAGTAACAAATCTGGTGCAGTTAAATACCTAGAACCTCCCGAAACTATATCAATTTCATCAATTGTATTAGAATTATCTAATTTTACAATAGGTGAAATAAATGCTTCAGGAGTCAGAGTTTTATCAGATGGATATTCATATCCAACATCTTTAATTCTAACATTTTTAATTCTTCCGATAGAAGTTGATACTGCTACAATATTAGCATCCTGTCCTTCTTCAGTAGTTATGTCTTTAAATTTCGGAAGTTTTTTGAAATTAAATCCTTCAGAAATAATTTTTATTTTTCCAATAGAACCATTTATTGCTGTTGAAGATTTTGTAGAATATTCTAATTTATCAGTTTGATCAGAAGTATATTTTAAAACGGATGGAACTTGTGATGGAGATATCTTAAAAGAATTTGTTGATATTCCAAAAATACTATATGTTCCATTGTATTCACTATCTACATAATTAATTTGAGAATAATTTCTAACATCTTTATCAGCGGTACTTATATAACCAGATTTTTCTAGAGCATAGAAAAGTTTTGATGGAGTATTTTCTGTACACTTGATTGAAAGTGATGCAGTTCCAAATCCAACTGTACCAACTCCAGTAACATTAAAGTTTCTAGAATCACTTGTGCTTACAAATTCATTTTTTAATTCTTCATCTTTAAAAATTTTAAGTTTATAACCATTCAGAGATGAATCACCAAGATTAAACTGTATCGTAGAATTTTTAACAACGTTTATGCTTGGATTTATAAGGGCAAAAGTATGAATAGATGCACCAGTTCCAACAATGTTTACAACTTTCTCATTCGGTGGAATAGTCTCATAAAGAGTTTCTGCAAGTCTGAATTCATTATTATTATCTTTAATTACATAGTATGATCCAGTTTCTAATCCAGAAGCAACCTGAGTACTATTATAGAAAATTTTATCACCAGTATTATATCCGTGATTAGTTATAGTAATTGTGTTAGACGTAGTATTAATTTGTGAAGAATTAACACCTACTGGATTGACTAATATTTTTTTATCAGTTTCATTAAATGTTAGTGTTAATGCTGATGTAGTTCCAACACCAACTATAACGTTAGGAACTATGGTCAACTTAATAGAGTCATTATTCAATAACCCATGACTTTGAGCAGTGCTTACAACAGTCACCACTCTATCAATTTGACCAGTTACTTGATTATAATTTGTTTGTAATAGATATTCGGAGTTATCTGTACCATCACTATAAAAATATAGACCCTCACTGTTTGTTGTTAATCCAACTTGGGTTACAAGTCCAACATAATCTTTACCTTTATTAATTATATAAACGTCAGATGTTAAAGTAAGAGTATTTGGAATTTGGAATGTATTTAATGAAGATGCATCATTACCAACAATTAAAGAGTCAACACCTGCGAGATCGGATTTTGTAAATGTAACTCTTTGACCAGTTTTAAATGGATGGTTTGGTAAATAAATGCTTCTGTAAGGAATAGATACTGTTTCGGATGTAACTCCAATAGTAAATGTTTTATATATTGCTCCTCCAAAAGTTGTCCCAATACCAACAGAATTTTTTGCATTAAAATAAACTAGATCATTTGGTTTAGAATCAAACTGTGGTATTTTAGATCTACTTTTTATAGTAATTTTATCATTTAAAACATCTAATCTACTGCTATAAGTATGTGCAACACCAGAACTAGCAAATCTCTTAACCTTTAAAACACCATTATTATAATCATTTAAAACCTTTACAATTTCTGTACCAAGATTTGACTTAATACTGATACTTCCGCCAATTGATACTGTTGGTCTAGTAGTGACAAAAATATCTTCAGATTTTCCACCAGGAGTAGATGAATAACTACTCATAGTTATTGCTAAACCAACAGTTTCTGTTGTTAACCCTATTGATTTTGATCCTGGTAGGTTATTAATTGATGTTGAAAGACCACTGATTAGTACAGTGTCATTATTAAGCAAATCAAATCCTGATCTGTAATATGCAAAAACAGACTGATCCGTATCGGATACGAAAACACATGAAGTATAAGTTTCTAGTGATGTTTCAATACTAGTAACGTTTTTACCTACAAGTTCAGAAATTTCAGCTCTAAGACCTGTTCCTTCCGTACCTTCCTCATCAAAATTTACAGTCTCTCCAATTCTATAACCTGTTCCACCATCAATTATATCAATACTATTAACACTACCGGATTTAACAGATTCAATAACTGATACTTGTGGTATTATTTCATAAGGTTCTAGTAAGAAATCATAATTTGCATACTTATCATTGAGTTTATATGGTAAAGTATTTCTAATAAGATTTGAATTATTGAAATCAAAACTTTGATTTAAGTAAGAATTTTCCTCAATAAAAGAAGACCTAAATGTATTTCCAATAAAATATGGGTAAAGAGGTTCAAGTTTATTAGAAGTAATGCTTCTAGTTACACTAGCAAAATATGCATATACACCATTTGGAAATTCTGGTGTTTTACAAAATCTACCATTATGCCTATCAAGGTCTCCATTTCCAGTATATTCAAAATCTTCAATAAAAAATCCAGAAGTAAATGATGGTCTATTTGAAATATTTCCAGAATTTAATGAATAACTGGGATTCAAAAGTCTAACACCAGACTGAATGTCATTTGGATCCGAATATCCATAAGGTCCATAAATTGGATTTCCATCATATGCCCATCCAATAATTGGAGAGTGAGAAATTCCATTATCAAAATAATTACTTGCTAAATCCTCCGAATATCCATATATTCCATAAACAAGAGAATCCTCAGTAAGATTTTTATTGAGACTTGAAAATATTTTTGTATTTAAAGTTCTCGAGTAAGTTGCATATCTTTCAGCATCATTAACTGTTAGATCTCTAACACTAGTATCAAATATTGCTCCAGAACCTCTTGGTTTTACTCTAATAGATGTATTAGAGTCGCTATAACCAATACCAGAATTGATAACAATGACGTTAGTAATCTTTCCATCATCTATGACTGGTCTAAGTATAGCACCAGTACCATTTCCATCTATAATAAGTTCTGGTGTTGAATAATACTCAGATCCAGTACTTAAAACTTGAACATCAATTATTCTACCATTTGAAACAATAGGATTTAATTGTGCATTTTTTCCATTTTTAACAGTAATTAATGGTTTTTTGTGTAGATTTAAAGTATTTGATCCATACTCAGTTCCGTTTTCATATAAGTATGATCCTATAATTTCGCCAGTAACAATTGGAGTAAATGTGAAACTACCTGTAAATGTTGATCCATAAGATACATTTGCAGTGACTTGAATTGGAGGATATTCGAAAATATGATATCCAGATCCAGTGGAATTAATATTTACAATCTTATCTCTTACAAGATCTGTAGTTACCGTAGCTCCAAAGCCAACATTAATTAATTTAAAAGTATCAGAATCAATAGTTTTTACTGAATAACTAGACGTTGTCGATAAACCAGAAATTTCTGTTCCAGTTGAGGAGTAGATAATAACATCACCAGTTTTAAAACCATGATTCTTAAAAGTTATAGTATTATAATCAGTGGAAATTCCAGATGCTTTAACTCTTAATTTTCTATATTGATATCCAGATCCACCTTCTAAAACCTTTATATTTCTAATTGTTTTTTTAGATAATGTTCTAAACTTATGAATTCCAGAAAATGAAGTAGAGGTTGAAAACCCAATTGTATTAATTCCAGACAAATAATCAGATTCTGTATTAAAAAGTTTAATTGTCCTTGTATTTACAAATTTAGCAATATACTCATCACCACTTACCAATGCTCCAGTTGGAGTATTTGATACATCACCAAAAGTTCCAATCAATAATGGATCATTTCCATTTTGATTATAAATTATTCTTTCTCCATCGGCAAAATTATGAAAAGTTTGGAATGTGATGGTTTCATCAGTTAAATCTACACCACCTCCAATTGTAAGTGCCCTACTATCAAATTCAACTTCCCTAAATCTTTCTCCTATAATTGGTTCTAAAATGCAACCAGATCCATTGCCACCAGTTAAAGTAATTGAAATAGCAGTATCAACATCAAAGTCCTGTGGATCAACATAAACCGATTTTACGATTCCACTAATAATTGGATCAACAAGAGCAGTAACTCCAGTTCCAGTCGTTGAACCAGAGGAAATTATAATTCTTGGTGGATTAACAACATCATAATCTTTACCAGAATTTAATACGTTAAATTCTTTAATTGGTCCATAATAAATCTTATCTAATGATTCTGGACAAGAAATTTCCACACCATCGATTAAGAGACCAATTCCACCTATTACATTATTGATGGATCTTCTTAAAGATGTTCCATTATTTGATGTAATTTTTTCTATTGGAAATTTTCTTAAAATTTTATTTGCTGAAATATTTCTATTCTCATGCCTTTTTAGTGTAAAAACATGAGTTCCAGAAGTTGTTTTTTCTTGGAATCTAACATATTCCGATCCACTAAGAAGAGATTTTGATGCATATAATCTTATACCATTAGTCCCAACTAATCTTACATAATATTCAAATCCAGATATTAAACCAGAAAGTGGATTACTTGATGTATATACAACAACATCACCATCAATAAATCTTACATTTGATGGAAATCTAATAATAGAATATGCCTGAGAAACACTATCATAATCATCAAGATAAGATGATGAACCATTAGGTATACTAGATTCTACGATCTCGTCATTAATCTGATATGATGGTAGAGAGTTTGATGCTACGTAGGATTCTTTATCTAGATTATTATAAACGTTTAATGTATTTGAAATATAGTTATTATTGCCAAGTACAAGAGGAACATTTAAACTTGTTGCTTTTTTTATCTTTCTTCTGATATCATATGATTGTGTTGAAACTGGTGTAAATCCAGAAATATTGCTCAGAATAATCTGATTTAGAGCAGTGTTAATACTGGTAACAATTGCATTTGAAGAGGCAATATTATTTGTGTATGAATATAAAATATCAACTGTATCACCTTCTCTTAAACTAGATTTATCAATTAAACTCAGTAAAGTGAAAGTGGATCCAGAAATACTAGATACTTGATATCTGGTGCTTGTATTATAAATCCAAGAATTTGCAAATACTTCTTTATAAGTCTTATCTCCAGATGTAGGATTGTCAATAATCTCTCCAAGATTTTTAACTGTTATTTCTTCACCTTCATCAATAAGTGATACATTTCCTAATTCTTCAAATCCAGAAATAACTCCGGTTATACGCAAATCAACTCTTTTTGATGTATCACCATTTTCATATCCAAAAATAGTTTCATTTGATCTGATATCAGATGCAATTGATATTGAATCAGTAATTCCAGTGCATCCAAAAAATTGATTGATACTTTTTGAAGTATAATCAATAATATTATCTCCAGATATCAGTGTACCAGTTTGCCCAAATCCAATAGTAGAATCAACAGAAATAATAGAAGATCCAACGGAAACATTTTCTAATACTTTTGTTTTTCCTGGAATTGTAAAAATTCCTTCAATCAAATCTCTTTCATTATAACCAACAAATAAACCCAATTGATAATAGGTTTCGTTGTTTTTTGTAAAAATTTCAACATCGGATACTGATGCGTTAGTTGTTGTATCCGTTGATTTAAATATAGTTTGTCCTTCTAAATTTAGTGGATTACCTGAAATATTTTTAGCTACAACAATTTCTCTTCTAATGTAGTCTGCTGCTGATGGTTTAATTAATCTTGCTTCAAGATCTAAAACATTCGCATCTACACCATATAAAACCTTAAAGAGAATTTTTACAGATTCTTCAATACCTTTTGACTGATAAAAATCTCTTGCGTGTTTAATAAAGTTCCCAACATCAAGGTCAGAAACAAAATCATAATTTTCTAATCCAGGTGTAAAGGTATATTTTAATTTTTTATAAAATTCTTGTAAAAATAATACGCTTAAATTAGTTACAATTGAAGTTTTATTATGACTTGCTGCTGTAGTTTTTGAGAATGTTAAACTTTGTTTATTAACATTATCATCAAAACTAGAAATACCAACATTAGAATAATTGGTAATTCCGCTAAATCCACGCACACATCCGGTAAAAGTATTTGTTGTAATACCAGTATACGTGATAATTTCATCGTCTATTTTTAATAGACCATATTCAGATGGAAAACCTTTTGTAGAGGTAACAGTAACAATTCCAGCAGAGGATGTTACATCATATACTAATGATGTTTGACCAGTAACGACTTCTGGAACTAAATTATCAAGCTTCAAATACTGATCTAAGTTTTCTGCAATATCTACAGTTCCACCTTGGAACTCTTGCGAAATGTAGTATTGTTTGAAAAATTCAGTTGCTTTTGGAAAATCCGAAACTATAAATTCTGGAAGTTGACTCTCAATAATCTTATTGATTTGTACTCTCTTCTCAAAATCTGACATATTTTATTTCCTCTCGATGTCTCCGTTAGAATAACTTGAAGTATAGTAGTCTCTTGTAAAAGTAACTCCGGAAATATCCTCTCCAGAAGCAATAACGTCTCTAATCATATTTATCTCACTATTGGAAATATCAAAACTCAAATATAAATCTTTTAACCCAACAACATCATTGGAATCTGGGAATGCCTGAATTTCAATGATTTCATTATCTGCTACTGTTGAGGTGATATTAATCGTATTAACGATAATTTCTCCATTAAAATAATCTACTGTACCAATAGATTTTAAAACAACTGTATTTTTACCCCTTTCAGTTTGCCTAATAACTGCTAAATCTCCTTTATTGCTACCATCTAACTGCCCATCAGCACTTTTTCTTGGAACATCGGTGAAGTAAACAATATCATCCGATCCTTGAACTTTAAATCCTGTGCTTTTTATATTGTATCCTTGTGGATTGATATGAAAACGATTCCCAAAACATATCTCATACTGAGCAAATTGATTTACTAGGGCTTTCATATCCCTTCTAATTCTGACCTTAGTAATATTAGAAGTAATTGCATTGTCAACTCTATCAATCAATTGTACGACCTTACTATATTTAAATCTACCACCAAATCTATTCATATCAACATTTTTAGAGTATTCGGTTAATGCTGATATAATAGATGTTTTTAGACTATTTACATTTG